AATTCAGGAAAATGAATTTAGTGAGATTATTAATTTAGTAATTATAGAATGTTGTCTAGAATCTTTACAAGATAGAGGATTAATTACATCTATATTTGATAATGAAACCGGAGAAATATTATATGGGGTGAAAGAATATCCTCATGATAGTTGTGAATATGGATTATATGACCATTAATTAAAATACAATGTTTAAAAGAAATATTATAATATTATTGTTATGGGTTAATATAAATCCAGTATTCAGCGAAAATAAAACGTATATTCAATTATATCCCGACTCTATACAAAATGTAATATATAAAGATTCAACATTGGATTTAAATATTTCTAACATTTATCTTAAAATATTAGAGTATAATATTCTTGAACCAAAAATAGTATTATATCAATCATTACAGGAATCAGGAAATTTTAGTAGTAAATATTTTAAGATAAATAATAATTTATTTGGTTTTAGAGGGAAGTATGGATATTTTAAATTTGAACATTGGGAAAAATCAATTGCATATTATAAAAAATGGCAAGATAAAATCCCATACTCAGTAATAAAATATGGTAATTATTTTAATTATTTAAAAATAAGAAATTATGCTAGTGATCCTAATTATAAATCTAATGTAATAAGACATGCTTCTAGAGTTATTTTTAATGGCTCAAAAGTAACTTTTAAATAAAAGAAGAGAAATAGTTGCGAATTTGGTAAACAAGGAAAAAGGTTATATATTTATAATAAAGAAAAACAAGGTGTTATAAGATAATTTAACACGATAAAAAAATGAGATCAATAAAGAAACATATTACTATAATCAATCAACTACCCGAGACATCGAGATGTTTAGGTGTGTGGGGTTATGCTGGAACGAATTATAACTTTATTGATAAAAGGCTTTTATAATATAAATTATTAATTTAATTAAATATGAAAGCCTTGGAATAAAACCCAAGGCTTTTTTGTTCATTGACATTTTGGGTATTTTATTGGGGTGTAACTCAGAGGAAGAGTAACTGCCTGTTAAGTAGTAAGTCGAGATTTCGAAATTCTCCGCCCCAGCACATGCCTGTATCGCATAGCGGCAATTGCAGCTTCCTGTAAAGTAGCCCTCTTCGGAGTTCGATGGTTCGAGTCCATCTGCAGGCACAAAATATTCCCTCAAAGCTTTAAGGTGAAGCACTAAACTTTTAATTTAGGGAAAATGGATCAATACCATTTGGGGGAACAATAAAATATACGGGTGAAGTCCTATGGTGGGACAGCGGCCTCCAAAACCGTGACGAAAGTCTAGTAGGTTCGATTCCTTCTACCCGTGCAATAAATTCCAAATAAGCTTTGTTGGTGAAGTAACTGCCTTGTAAGCAGATGAGATCGGTTCGATTCCGGTATTTGGATCTAAATGTTAATATAACTCAATTAATGCGAGTGTCGTATAATGGTATTACTTCTGACTTCCAATCAGAAGATGGGAGTTCGATTCTCCCCACTCGCTCAATTGCTCCAATGATGAAACTGGTAGCACATGCTAGACTTAAGATCTAGTGAGTAGTAATACTCGTGTGGGTTCGAGTCCCACTTGGAGTACAAATGTTTCGTAAGTCAAAGGAATTGACGATGCTCTGCAAAAGCATATTAGAAAGTTTGAGTCTTTCACGAAACTCTAATTTGGTAGGAGTCCGGTTGGTCGAGGACACTGTTTTGAAAACAGCTGACTGTAAAAGGTTCGGAGGTTCGATTCCTCCTTCTACCGCAAAATGCCCGTATGACGTAACTGGTAGTCGTATACGATTTAGAATCGTAGTGTCTGGGTTCGAATCCCAGTATGGGTACAAATGGTGTCTGTAGCTTAGTTGGTAGAGTTTTTGTTTGTGGAACAGAAGGAGGTGGGTTCGAATCCCATCAGGCACCCAAAATTGAAATGAGAAAATAATATACGCTGCGTTAGGCAAATTGGTTAAGCCGCTACCCTTTCACGGTAGAAATTGAGGGTTCGAGCCCCTTACGCAGTACTTTTCATTGCCCTTTCGTCTAACTGGCAGGACAAATGTTTTTGGTACATTGAATTGGAGTTCGAATCTCTGAGGGGCAACATATCGCGGGGTAGAGCAGAGGTTAGCTCATTGGGCTCATAACCCAAAGGTCGTGGGTTCGAATCCCACCCCCGCAACTATATGGGGATGTCAAGGTATCGATTGGCAGTCGTAGTTTTCTAGATGCAGGCAGGATAAGATGGAAATCCTTATAAGACTATCAAACAACAACCGCAAACGTAGAATTATCTACAATGACCTTCGAAGATGCAATGTCTTTCGTTGGTGTTGACTTAGCAGTAGCTGCCTAGTCGCTCCCGTATCACTCACGGGACTTAAAAAAGAAATGAAGCTCAGGTGGAAAAGTGATTGAACCTAAATCGAATCACCCATTGTTTGTTGGTTGTTGATGGTGAAGAACCAACCGAATATTTTGTTAGTTAAGAAAAACTGACTAAGCCTGTGAATGAGTCTAAGAAATTAGCTGAGCAAGACGAGGGTTCGAATCCCTCCATCTCCACTAAGCCCACTTTTTGTGGGCTTTTTTTATTTACTTTTATCAAATTAGTACATATTTATTAGTATGATAAAATTAGTTGATTTATTAAGAGAAGTTGACTCTTTTGAAAAAAAGTTAAAACAATATTTAGACACTGATGTTCATTCTAGTGGTAACATACCATTATCTTCTGTATTTGGTGAACATGATATTGATATGTTAATTAAGTCTAATCCTGATAAGTTTAAGATCCCTACAAAGTACACCCCATCCAATATGTACTTTTGGAGAGGTTTTGCCCTACCTATAGAAAAAATCAAGAAACTAGGACCGTTTAGAGATAAGGAATCACTTAAAGGAAGTGAGTATTTAGTTTCATATGACAAAAACTTTACTAATAATAGTATGCAATCCTTCACTGCTTTTGAAAAAACAGCAATAGGATTTTCAGAATACTCAAGCGGATATGTTGATGAAGATTATTTTGACCCTAAAACAGATGAAATACCAGTACTGTTAGGAGTTGAGTATTCAAAATATAAAGATGACTTTTTTGGAAATCCAGAGTATTTTGCAAAAATAGGGAAACATGGTAACGAAGGAGAAGTCTTTTTTAAAGGTAGTGGATATAAAGCAGATGTATTTATTCCTTCATATATTGAAAAGTATCTCACATCCAACAATTAAAGCACCTTTATCAAATTAGTACATATTTATTATAAAATAACAGAATGAAATTAATTAACTGGTTAGGTAACATAGTAAGAGACGAAAAAGGTAATCCATCATCTAAAAGAGTGGTAGGTTTAATGTGTGCTATTGCTTTATGTATAACAATGTACCACAATAGTTTTTCACCAACAGAAACTGCTCCTTCTACTGCCTTAGTAGACGCTGTAGCATTGTTAGCTTTTGGTTGCTTAGGACTATCTTCTGTAGATAAATTTACTAATAAGAAATCAAAAGACGAAAATTAATATGAACTTAGAAAAATTAAAAGGACACATTCCAGATGGCGTTATAGCCCAAATTCCAAGTATTCAAACTAAATTTGAAATTAATACCCCGTTACGTTTAGCCCATTTCTTAGCTCAATGTGGTCACGAATCAGGTGGATTTAAAGTGTTAAGAGAAAATTTAAACTATGGAGCAAAAGGGTTAAGAAGTATTTTTGGTAAGTATTTTCCAACTGATGCTTTAGCTTTAGCTTATGAAAGAAAACCTGAAAAAATAGCTAATAAAGTCTATGCAAATAGAATGTTGAATGGTGATGAAGCTTCAGGTGATGGTTATAAATTTTGTGGAAGAGGTTTCATTCAATTGACTGGAAAAGAAAACTATACCAATTTTGGTAAAGCTATTGGAGTAGATCTTACTGCAACTCCTGACTTGGTTGCTACACAATATCCACTAATGTCTGCAGCTTGGTTTTTTCACAAAAATGGTTTACATAAACTTGCTGATGGTGGAGCAACAGATGCTGTAGTAACTTCTGTAACTAAAAGAGTTAATGGAGGAATAATTGGTTTAGCGGATCGTATTAAACATTTTAATGAATATTATTCATTATTAAAATAATTAAATATTTTGAATTTAAAATTTAGATCTAAAGTTTCTCTTATAATATCAGCTATTTTTATGTTGATATTTTTTATTACTAAAGTCTGCGTTCTTATTCAATACATACCTTCTACTTCTATTACAAGATGGACTGAGTTTTCTTGTTTTATTGGGTTTTTGCCGTGTTTTTATATTATACTTACTGATTATGTAAATATAATGAAAGAAGCAATATCTGGTGATCAAGCAGAAAATTTAAAAGAATTAGAAAATTTTATAGAAGTATCTGCTATTATATCAAAAGCAGATTCAAATGGGAAAATAACATATATTAATAATAAATTTACAGAAATTTCAGGATATACTTTAGAAGAGGCACTAGGTCATGATCATAGTATAGTTAATTCAGGTACTCACCCTAAAGAATTTTGGACTAAAATGTATAAAACAGTAATTAATGAAAAGAAAATTTGGAATGCTGTTTGTACAAATAGAGCTAAAGACGGAAGTTTATATTACGTAGATACCTTTATTAAAGGTGAATTTGATAAAGAAGGTAAATTTCAGGGTTTTATGTCTATTAGACAAGATGTAACTGAATTAAAGTTGAAAGAAATAGAAATCTCAAATAGAATGAATGCTATTAATCGTTCTAATGCCGTTATTGAATTTGATTTAGATGGTAATATTTGTTTTGCAAATGATTTATTCTTAAAAACTATGGGTTACAACTCTCATGATGAATTAGTGGGTAAACATCATAGTATATTCATGGAAGAGGATATTATTAAATCTGCTGAATATGTCGATTTTTGGAAAGAGTTAAGAAACGGGGTATTTTTTAGTGGAGAAATAACAAGAAAAAAGAAAGATGGTTCTATTATATATCTTCAAGCAACTTATAATCCTATTATCGGTTTTAATGGTAAGCCTTATAGGGTGATGAAAATTGCTACTGATATAACTGAAAGTTATAATCAACAAAAAGAAATTGAAAAGAAAAATACATACTTAGAACACGCAGCCAAAATTCTTCGTCATGATATGCATAGTGGAATAAATACTTATATGCCTAGAGGACTTTCTTCTTTTGAAAGAAGAATAACCGAAAAACAATCAAAAGAACTTAAGATTGATGCTCCACTAAAAATGATTAAAGAAGGACTTAGACATACTCAAAAAGTTTATAAAGGTGTTTATGAGTTTACTAATCTTGTAAAAAAAGATGTAGTACTTAATAAGTCAATTTGTAATTTAAATGCAATTCTTGAAGATTATTTATCAGCAACCGCTTATCGTTCGCAAGTAATACTTGAAAATCTTGGAGAATATGAAGTAAATGAAGCCTTGTTTTGTACATCGATTGATAATCTTATTCGTAATGGATTAAAATATAACGATAGTTCAACTAAATTTGTTAAGATTTATAGAGTAAAAAATACTATTTTTGTTGAAGATAATGGTAGAGGATTGAGTGCTGATGATTTTAAATATTTATCTCAACCATATACTCGTAAAGAAGGGCAAAAAGAAACAGGAACTGGGTTAGGACTAAATATTTGTATTGCCATATTAGAAGAACATGGTTTTTCTATAACATGTGATAAACTTCCTAATATAGGAACTCAAATGAAAATTAAATTAAAATAAATATTTACATATGATCGATTCAATTTTATTAGTAGATGATGAAAGTCTTTTCCATTTAGTTTTTGAAGATGCTTGTAGTCTTCTTGATATTTCATTATCTCTTGAAAGTTTAGATAGTTCTGATGAGGCTGCAAAATTATTCGAAGGATGGCAAAAAGATTCATCTGGAAAACCTGAGTGTGTTTTTGTAGATTTAAACATTATTGGTTCATCTTATGATGGGATCGAATTAATTCGTAAAGTTAATACAGAATATGGGAATGGAGTTGTAATAGGAATTATATCGTCATCTAATGATACTGAAGAACAAGAAAAAGCTAAAGCAGCAGGTGCTCAATTTTGGATTATTAAATCTGATGAAATTGAACCTAGGCTTGAAGAATTTAAAAAGGATTTTTCTGGCTATAAGGCAAGAATTAAGCCTTTTAAAGTATATAAATAGTGTTAGTAAATAAAATAACTCGGGATTTTCTTTTAGAAATACAAAAAACAAGACGTATATTTCTTGAAGGAAATATACTCAAAATTATTCAGGCTGAAGATGGAGATGCTGAGTTTATTGATTATTTAAAAGAAGCATTAGAAAAAGATAAATCTTCAAGAAAAAAAAGATTAGAAATAACAAAACAAGTTCAGGAACAAAATGCTGATCTTTTAAGTTGGCAGAGAGAAAATCAACATTTAACTGATAATTTAAAAGATGCTTTAACTAATGCTGAAAATGCAAAATCAGATGCTCTTATTGCAAAAGAAGAAGCTGAAAGAGAAAGACAAAACTCAGAAGACTTAAGACTTGAAGCCGAAAAAGCAAAAGAAATAGCTCTTAGTGATCTTGATATTATACAGAAAAAATCTCAAACTGAGTTAATTAGTATTATTGTTAAAGTTGCATTGTTTGTTATTTTAAGTGTAGGAGTTATAACAACTATAATGTACTCTATAGCTATGTGTACAGGGAAAGATACACAGATTATTGGATCTACTTGGTCTAATATGTTTGGGATTTTACTTACAAATGCATTTTCAATTGTAGGAACTATTATGGGTGTTAAATATGCTAGTGAAAATAAATAAATATTCTTTTTAAATTAATGTAAAAGACCCACATTATTTGTGGGTTCTTTTTTCTTATAATATTTATCAATATGGATGTAAATAAAATTTTTGACTTATTTGGTGATAAATATAATGAAGGCGATAAAAAGACCATAAACGACGTTTTAATCGACTTTACTCGGTTACCTGAATACAACGCCCGAATGTTTATAAAATCGTTTTTAAACAGTGAGGTCTTAGAAAAGAAGATGAATAAACTTCTAAAAAATATTAACGTTGATGAATCAAATATCGCTGAAATTAGTAATCACTTAGTCTATAATACGGCATGGAAATACCTTTCAGAACTAGATTTAAATCAAGAATATGATATCCTAGTAATTAAAAATATAAAGGAAAAAGAATTTGATATGGGATTAAATAAATCAATGAAATACTTCGAAATGATGGAGGAATATGAGAAATGTGCTTTCATATGCAAAATAAAGAACTTTCGAGAAAATTAAAGAAAAATTTGGAGACCCAAGAAATCTTCATTAACTTAAGAAAATTAAAAACAATTAAACATATATAAAATTATGAGAAATAGAAATTCGGTTCTAAAAAAGGTAGAGAATATAGAGGGAAAATTAAAACAATTAAAGTTTTGTGTACAAAGAGGAGCAGCATTAGAAGAATATTTAAGTGCTCTAGCGTTGGCTGAACAAGAATTAGAAGAATTAAAGGCATTTATTGAAAGAGAGCCAATGTCTCCTGAAGAAGTAAATCCATATATTTAAATAATAAAAAATAGTTATGAAATTAACAGCAGAAAAATCATTAGAAGGTGTTATTTATATAACAACAAATTTAATTAATGGGAAAAAATATATTGGGTCGGATTCTAATAATGATAAATATTATTATGGTTCAGGGGTTAATTTAAAACTAGCAATTAAGAAATATGGAAAATCTAACTTTAAAAAAGATATTTTATGTTATTGCCCCTTAGATAAATTAAGGGAAATGGAAAAATATTACTGTCACTATTATAATGTAGAGAAAAGTCAACTATTTTATAATTGTACTAATAAAGGGTTAGGTTCAATAAAAGGAATTCCTCATAAAAGAAATAAAAAAGTGTTGCAGTATGATTTACAAGGTAATTTCCTTCAGGAGTGGGATTCATATACTGATGTATGTAGTAAATTAAATATTAAAACATTAGGATCTGCTTTAAAAGGAGAACAAAAAACTGCAGGTGGGTTTATTTGGAAATATAAAACAAATGAAGACTTTCCAAAAGTAATATCATCCTTTAAAGATGATAGATTTAAAGATAAACCTATATTACAAATTGATTCAAATGGTATTGTGATTAATGAATTTTATTCAATGTGGGAAACTAGAAAAACATTTAAAGAACCTTCTAATATACGAAATGCTTTAATAAAAGGATGTAAAGCTTATAATTTTTATTGGAAATTTAAATAAATAAATAAATACAAACAAAATATGAAACAAATATACACCCCAGAAGAAACACAAAAAATGTGGGATAGATTAATTAATTATATTAATAATTATATAACTTCCCCCCGCAAAGAAAAACTAATAGAATTCTATCAGAAATATCAAGAAAGAATACTTTTTATGCCTGCCAGTCATTTAAAACAATATCATAACTGTCATGTATCAGGATATATAGATCATGTGTTAAGAGTTATTGAATGTGCTTTAGACTTACATAAACTTTGGGAAAAACATGGTGTAGATACTTCAACATATACCCTTGAAGAATTAGTATTTTCAGCATTAAATCATGACTTAGGAAAGTTAGGTGATGAAGAAAATGAGGCATACATCCCACAGACTGATATATGGAGAAGAGATAAATTAGGTGAAGATTATACCTTTAATACTAAATTAGCTTTTGCATCTGTCCCTGATAGAGGATTATATTTATTACAATCACATGGAATTCAGTATTCATTTAATGAAATGATTACTATTCAGATACATGATGGTTTATATGATGAAGCTAATAAAAAATATCTAATGGCTTATACTCCTGAACAAAAACCAAGGACATCATTACCTTATATCGTTCATCAAGCCGATTTAATGGCTGCTAGAATAGAATTTGAAGTAGAATACTTACCTAAGTTCAGAAATGATGCCCCTAAAAAAGATAATAATTTTGCTATAAAAAAGGAAAACGGAAATAAGAGCAAAGCATTAGGTTCTATAAAGAGCGAAGGTTTGAAAAACATGTTAAACAATATTTAATTATGATCTATTTCAGTATTTTATTATTATTAATTATAGGAGTCTTAGTATTTGTTATTCTTAACCTTTTAAAGAAACAAGAAAGAATGGAAGACGTCATTATATCATATCAGGAATATATTACCAAATTCACAGACGCTGTTAATGAGTCAGATAAACTACTAAATAAGGTAGATGAAAAAGGAACATTTAAAAGTGATGATGAAGTTGGTTTTTTCTTTACATTTATTAAAAAGATTCAATCAGAGTTGAATACATTTAAAATAGACTTATAATTATGGTTGGATTAAAAAGAAAGAAAAAAAGTAAAAATTATTTTACTCAAGAGACCGAAGATTCTATTGTATTATATAATAATACTACAGATTTTGATATTCGTAGTAAAATATATGGGGATAAAATACATTATGCTTTTTTTAAATTAACTGAAAATATAATTCATACTTTTAAATTTTACTATACCGAAGTAGATAATATTGAGGATCTTCAACATGAAATTATAACTTTTCTATTATCTAAAATACATTTATTCGATCCTACTAGAGGAGCAAAAGCATATTCATATTTTGGGACTATTGTAAAGAGATATCTTATATTAAACAATAAGAAGAATTATAAAAAAAGAGTTGAATTAATTTCAATGAATGGTTATAATGAGAAAGATAAGGAAAGACTTGAAGAAAATATTGCAATTAATTCATTGAATTCAAATTTAATAGAAAATGAAACCGAAATAGATATCAATGATTCATTATATTCTAATTATACACATATTGATAAATTATCTAAATTCACTGATTTATGGATAAATTATTGTTCTGATAACTTATTTATCTTATTTCCTAAATCACAAGATGCTTGTATAGCTGATGCTATTTTGGAATTATTTCGTAGTAGAGAAACAATAGATATTTTCAATAAAAAGGCATTATATATTTATATAAAAGAAATTATAGATGTTAAAGCCCCAAAAATAACTAAAATATCAAATATATTACGTGATAATTTTAAAGAAAAATATACATTTTATTTAGAATATGGGTATTTCAAATCTTAGAATATATAATATTTATTATAAATGAAACCTAAAAGTCTAGACACAACCATATTTGGGAAAAAGAAATTCGGAGATATTTTGGAAGAAATTTATACTAACCAAAAGAAGAAAGAAAATCAAATCTCAAATCTAATAAATGAATTAAAACCACTAATATCAGAAATAGGGGATGCTACTTTAGTAGTTCCTTTAATTAGAGATTATTTAGAAATGGGAATTAAAAACGATGAACAGCTTATTAAAATGGCTACTATCATCCAAAGATCTTTACAATCATCTTCATCATCATCCGAAGAATCATTTGGCATATCAGAAGAAGAAAAACAACAGCTTTTATCTGATATAAATAAACTTCACGATAAAAATAAAGATAATGGCGAAAAGTAGATATGGATTTAGTGCATTAAATAATAATTTAAATTCATCTACTTCTAATTTAGGAAATAATTTACCTAATATTAGTACTAATAATACTGCTGTAAGAGTAAAAAGTATAGTCTTAGATGAAAATCACCCAAGATTTAATGAGTTAGGAGGATGGAATGGATTAGGAACTATAGAATTTCAAAGTGTTGAAAACCCTTTAGAATTACCTATATATCCTACAGCTCGACCTATTTACCCCAATGTAAAAAATTATCCATTAGAAAATGAGATTGTATTTTTATTATCGATGCCTAATACAAATATAGGTTCATCAACTACAAGTACTCAAAATTATTATATAAGTGTAATATCTCTTTGGAATCATCCTCATCATAATGGATATCCTTCAAATCCAAATACACCTCCTCCTACTCAACAGAAAGATTATCAACAAACTGGAGATGGAAGTGTTAGAAGAGTAACGGATCAATCAACAGAAATAAATTTAGGAAAAACATTTAAGGAAAGATCAAATATTCATCCACTATTACCATTTGAAGGAGATGTTATTTATGAAGGAAGATGGGGTAATAGTATTAGAATAGGTTCAACTGTCAAAAATACCCCTAATATTTGGTCAAGTGATGGCAATAATGGTGATCCTATAATGATCATCAGAAATGGACAATCAGTAAATACTAGTCCTGAAGGGTGGATTCCTATTGTGGAAGATATTAATAATGATATATCATCTATATATGTTACTAGTACACAAAAATTACCATTAAAATCATCTACTCCCATTGATTATTTTAGTTATAAAACCAATAAACCTGATTCTCCAAATCAATATAGCGGTCCTCAAATAGCACTAAATTCAGGTCGTTTAATATTTAATTCTAAAACAGATCATATACTATTTAGTTCTAAAAAATCAATAAATTTAAATGCTGTTGACTCTATAAATTTTGACACTGCAGGAAATGTAATAATACAATCCGGAAAATTATTTTTAGGATCCAAAGATGCCACTGAACCAGTACTATTAGGAGATACAACTATTAAATTACTAACAGAATTAGTTAATAGTTTAAATCAATTTATGATTATATGTTCTAATGCAGTCTCAACAACTCCAGGTACTCCTTTAGGTACATTAAATGCTGCTGCTACTCAAATGAACGTATTTTTAGAAGATATAATTTCAAATAAGAAACTTGAAAATGCCAAGTCTAATAATAACTATACAATATAATGGCAACATCTAGAAAAACATCTCAAGAAATAGATGCTGAAATTAAAAAGAAAGCAGAAAAAGTTAGAATATCATTAGAAGGATTAAAAACATCTAGTGCTAAAGATATTTTAAATGCCGTTCCTACTTCTTTAAAACTAACAGGTACCGCAAAAGTTCCAAAATTAATTTTAAGTTTAGGAATTCAAATATCAACATTATTACTTCCGCAAGCTTTAAGTTTATTACAAAAATTAAATGTATGTCCTACTGATGCTAAGTTAAAAGAAATAATAAATACAAGAAATGGAATAGTTAGATCACTTAATAATATTTCAAAAACATTAAGCGTTTTAACAAAAATAATAGACGGAATTAATACTACTATTTCAACATTAACTGGAATCATTACTGGATTGCAAATAGCAAAAACAGCAGTCTCGGCAGCAGCAAAAGCAGCCCCAGTAATCCCTGGAGCAGTTCCTGCCACTTTAAGTGATTTAGGAGATCTTATTAATAAACTAACATTTTCTACTACAGGTAAAGCCCTTATAGAAAATTATAAGTCAATAGTAGCTTCAGCTTCATTATCTATATCAATGGTTAATGGATATATCCTTCAAATTATAACTGTTTTAAATAGTATTGATGATAAAATTAAAGCGTGTAACAAATATGTTTCAAACGATTTATCAACTATTTCTCCGGATTTAATCAAAATAGCCGACTTACAAAAACAAGCAGAAAAAACACAGAATAATACAACATATAATGGGTTTATTATTGAAATAGAAAAAGTACCTTATACTCCAACTGTTGATCGTAAACGTGCAGTTGGTAAAAATCAAGACAACATTACATTAATTCAAACAGCTCTATCTTTTACAACAGATGATCAGATCTTAATAGAAGAACTCAAATTAATAATTAATTCTAATAATCTAAAAGCATATTAAAAGTTTTTTAATTAAATATTTATAAACATGGACATAACAAAATTTAAAAAAATAATCAAAGAAGCCGTAAGAGAATCAATTCAAGAAGAATTAAAAGATATTCTTTTAGAAGCATTAAAATCTCCAAAAGGAAATATGGTTAATGAACATATGAGAACAACCCCATTAATAGGTAACTCTCAAGGTGAAATGAGTCCAATTGATCGTAGAGCAGCAATTCAAAACATTTTAGGAGAAACTCAAAAGGCATTTACTTCTAATGATGTTCAAACTTTTGTTCCTAGAAGTGTAGATCCTGTAAATGGAACTCTTCCTTCTGGAGATTTAGGTATGGAACAAATAATGAGTTTAATAGGTAAGAAATAATAAATAATGGCATATAATCCCCATAGAATATTTCCAATTGATACTAAGCCTAGTACGGCTGTTGGGGTTTCTATTCCTTTTAATGCCCCTGGAACTTTTTTTTCAACCTATACTACTCAAGATGCTATTAGAAATAATTTATTAAATTTTTTTCTTACAAATAGCACAGAAAGATATTTAAATCCGGACTTTGGAGCTAATCTTAGAGCTTTTATTTTTGAACAAATATCTAATGGGAATGTTGAAGGATTAAAAGAAGATATTCAAAGTCAAATAGCAACATATTTCCCTTCAGTTTCTATAGTTACTCTAGAAGTACTACAGAACCCAGATAACAATGAAATAATAGTTACTATGCAATATAAAATAATACATACAGGGATAGTTGATCAAATTCAAATATCATTTATATAAAATGGCAGTAAAAAGAAATATAAAATATCTTAATAAAGATTTTACAGAATTTAGAGCTAGTCTAATTGACTATGCTAGGACATATTTTCCAACAACATATAATGATTTCAGTCCATCATCTCCAGGAATGATGTTTATGGAGATGGCGGCATATGTTGGAGACGTTTTATCTTTTTATCTTGATAATCAAATTCAAGAAAATTATTTACAATATGCTCGTCAAAATAATAACTTATTTGAATTGGCATATATGTTAGGATACAAACCAAACGTTACCCAAGTTGCTACTGCTGATGTTGATTTTTATCAACAAGTTCCATCAAAATTATCTAGTAGTATTTATGTTCCTGATTTTGATTATACTCTTTTTATAAATGAAAATGCAGTAATTTCTTCTCCATTAACTGGAACCTCAAATTTTATTATAGAAGACCCTATAGATTTCTCAGTATCTAGTTCGGCTGATCCTACTGAAGTAAGTGTATATGCCATTTCAGCTGGAAATCCAACATTTTTTCTTTTAAAGAAAACAAGAAAAGCAATATCATCTACAATTAATACTACTACTTTTAGTTTTGGTAGTCCTGTTAAATTTTCAACTGTTAATATTAACGCAGATAAAATAGTAGGAATATTAGATGTAATGGATTCGGACAA